ATCCGGAAGATGATGTACCAAGCGGGACCACCTTTGAGCTGTCGCTTGATGACGCTTCCCATGTGCTCTCCTCCTCGATAGCAGACCGATGGATGCGCAGCAGGCCGCCGACGTAGCGGTGCTGCATCTGATCTCGCCGGCACATCCTATATACAGTCTGCCGAGAAATCTGTAAAGCAGCGGCTACCTGCTGAGGAGTGAGCCACTGGGGGCGGAGATCAATAGTTTTTCTCATGTCTATCTTCTGGTTTTGGGTGATTATCTGTAGTTTTGCTTCTCACTCGTATCGACAGGCGACACCCACTCTCACCCCGATCGGCCGCTCCGGATCAACATCATAGCATACCAGGTCATACCGCGCAGGCCGGCGCACCAGGTGCCAGGGAGAGAGCTTCCGCCAGTATTCGTAGCGGGTGATGACGCGCTGGCGAGTGGCCTCTTCGAACACATTTCCTTCCGTTGCTGATAGCAGCACGTCAATTTCTTCCTGGCTCAATATGGGTGGACGTTTGCTGGTCGGCTGGGGTTCGGGCGTTGGTCCGCCTTCTTCCTCCATCGCCTTGAGCATTTCCATTTCCATCATGCGCTCTACATCCGGATCACTGTCGCACTCTTCGCCCCCTTCCTCTTCCATCATCTTCAACATCTCCACCGCCAGGGGGTCCATCTCTCGCTCCTCTTCGTCGCCACAGGCCGCCGTTTCGAGGGCATCCAGATCGTCCAGGACATCATCTTCGTCAGTCATCAGTTTCCTTTCTTCGCCTCGTGCATCTTGCATCCCATCGCATACCGGTAGCTCCTCAAGAAGCCGACGAAAGAGCCGTCTGTGTATTCGATCCCTCTCCAGCTGAGGGGATGATGGCACTCGGCCGTCTCGTCGCCCTCCTGGCCCTGCCAGTGGACGCAGGCCTCGCAGGTGAGGTGTCGCCAGCGGTAGAGCATCACTGCACCGAGCAGTCCTTGCGATCGCCTGACCCTCCGCAGTTTGGGCAGGTGATAAGGTGGTTTACTTCCGACGGGCAGTCTTCGCCCCAGGCCTCCGGGCAGTCCGAATACTCGGCGAACCCTTGTCCTCCGCAGGTGTGACAGGAGGGTTCGTCTGGATGATCCATATCGTCGTCGGGCTGGGCGTCGTCCCCGCGGTTGATCAGGAGGTCGATCACCTCGGCGATCTCTCCCAGCGCCTGGTGGTCCGTGGGGAGCTTCAGAGTGGTGTCTTCCAAGCCGTCGATGAGGTAGACATCCCCCTTATCCACGACGTGGATGTTGCACGGGCCGTCTACGGAGTCTTTCAGGTGGATGTCGAAGTGGATTTCTCTGTTCATCGTCTATTCCTCCAGTAGGCTCAGCTGAGCAGCGTCTGTAAGCATTCGGAATGCAACTGCCACCACCAACGGAACGACTCCATTTCCACCGAGCCGGAGTTGATCCACCCGGGAGGAAGGCCCATAAGCCACTCCTGAAATCGCGGGTTCAAGGTGCGGCCATCGCTCGAGGATGTGGAGCCATCTGGCGTAGTCTCCTCTTCCAGGAGGGAAGGGAAGAGGCTGGCCTGGTCCCTCAGTCGGCTCTTGGTCTGCGCCTTCTCCGTGTTGCTGGTTGCACCGCCGGTTTCCCTCGCAGCGGGCGTTCCCCATCTCCATGCCGCAGAGGGGAGCGTCAGATCGCTCTTGCTGCCCACCTGATGGGCCCCACCCTTGGCCCCGTCGCTGGCCCGAGCCGCGGCCAGGTCTGTCCCCGCGCAGCGCCGACCAGAGATTGCCCCCGTCGTCCGTCCGGTTCGTTCTGTCCCTGCTTCTCCTGGTTGGCTGTGGGGGTCGGCCACAGCTTGACGGCATGGTGGAGGCTGAGTTGATGCATGGTGGAGGCTGAGTTGATGCATGGTGCCCCGTTCCGCGGCATTCTGGCCGTGCTTCCGGTCTGATTTGCGGAGTTGGCCCTCCATCAGCGCATCGAATGCATTGGGCGTTGGCCAGTTCCCCGCCTGCAAGCTCAGCGATGTCCCCCCTTGGGCATATGAGGTGTTCCGTTGATTCCGATCGTCGGCTGTCGGAGTGGTCCAGTTCCCCGCAGCGCCTACCAGGCCATTCCGTTTGTCGTCCGCCCGTGCGGTGGGCCAGGATGAAGACTCGCTCCCGCCGATGTGGTGCGCCAACATCTCCCGCGCGGAGGAAGAACGGATCTTCGATCTCGTAACCCAGCTCGCATAGTTTCTCTCCAGCAGGCCGAAACCATCCCCGGGTAACGAAAGTTGAGACGTTCTCGATGAAGACCAAGGGGGGGCACACTTCTCCGACGACGCGCACGAACTCGGGCCAGATAGCTCGATCGTCGGCGTTGCCTTTTTGGGTTCCTGCGAGGGAGTAGGGCTGGCAGGGCAGTCCTGCAGCGATGAGATCCACCGCTCCACGCCACGGGCGGCCATCGAAGGTCGACAGATCGTCCCAGATAGGCGCTTTATCCAAGGTCTGTTCTTCCATTCTGGCCACGAGAGTGGCCGCTGCGCAGGCTTCCCGCTCAACGAAACAAACAGTACGGGCGCCGGGGACGGCGAGTCGGATACCGAGGTCGATTCCTCCAACGCCGGCGCAGATGGACAATATTCTGGGGGGACATATAGCCACATTCACGCCGCCTCCAGCAGTTTCCGCAGTCCCGGTGCCATCTCGGCCACCAGCTGCAGCGCCGCTTCCTTTACCTCCCGCTGCCGCATCTCCTCGGCCATCCTCTGCTGCTCCTCTCGCTCTCGTCGCATCTGCTCCATTGCCCGTCTCGTCTCTGCTCCTCCTGCTATGATGGCCTCTCTCCGCTCTCTGATGGCCGCACAGCGACGACAGAGGGAACGGGGTGCGTCGAAGGACTCCTCGGCGTCGAGGGTGAGAGGACGGCCGCAGAGGGTGGTCTCGCCGGCAGTCTCGTGATAGGTGCCAGAGGGGGTGAGCTGGACGTAGAGGATCATGAATTGATAGCAGCGGTGACGTGCGCCAGCACCCGCCCCTGGGCGAGGGGGGCCAACTCCTGCAACGCCGTGACGATCTTCTGCAAGGCGCAGGCCTCCGCCTCGAGGGCGACGACCGGACCCATCCTCTTGGGCAGCATCGGGGGATTCTTCGCCTGGAGCTCGACCGGTGCAGTCGCCGGCGCTTTCTTCTTCGGTGTAGTCTTCTTCTTCGCCGTCGTCTTTCCATTCCGCTGTGCCGGCGTGGGGATCCCGTGGGTTTTGCAGCGGGTGGCGATGGCGCCGCTACTGACGCCCAGTTCGTCGGCCGCTTCCTGGTTGGTCAAGGCACGATTGATGACCTCCTCGAACTTCTCCTGCGGGATGGGCTTTTTCTTTGCGGTCTGCTCCGGTTTCTTCTCTTCAGTTGCGGCGCTATTTTGCTCGGTCATGGGGTATTCCTTTCGTTGGGTTTGCTCCTGGCGGGATGCCAGGGTGTAATGCTTCAGACAGTATCCTTTCCAGCGGCCGTCTTCTTTGCAGCCGTCGACGGCGCAGCGGCCGGGTTTGTAGCTGCCCAGGGGGCCCGCTTTGGGGTCTGGCTGGAGAACATCGAGAGTGCTCATCCAGCGGCCTCCTGGATTCGCTTCCATTTCGTCTCCTTGGCCCGATCGATCATCACCTCCTTCAGCTCTTCCAGCGCCCGGTTGCGCAGCTGGCGTACCCGCTCCCGGGTGATGTTCAGTTCGTCGCCGATCTCCTCTAGCGTCATGGGCTCCTCGCCGGCCAGGCCGAAATATTTCTCGAGGATCCACTTGTCCCGAGATTCGAGGGTATCGAGCATACCATCGATCATCTCCCGCAGTTCGGCATGGTGCAGTTCGTCGTCGGCTGCCGGAAAGGTCTCCTGCTCATACCGGCCCAGAAAGCTGATAGGGTCGTGTTCGTCGGTTTCGAGGGGGCTGTCCAAAGAGCAGCTGGCGTTCCGGATGGTCTGACCCCGCAGGGCACGGTCCTCGGATATGCCGGCATTCGCGGCGATCTCATGCAGGGTCGGGTAGCGGCCCATCTGCTGCATCAACTTTTCGCTCTTGCGATCGACGGCATAACTATCCATCACGACGGTCAGGGGCGGGCGGACGGTTTTGTTTTCGCCCAAGGCTTTTTTCATTCTTTGGCGCAGCCACCAAACTGCGAACGAGATGAGCTTCAGGCCGCGGCTGGCGTCGAACCGGTTCAGCGCCTCGATGAACCCATCCACGCCTTCGGAAATCAGATCGTCGAGAGGGAGGAAGCGGTTCTCGTATTCCTGAGCGATGGTGAAGATGAAGCGGAGATTGGCGTGGATGAGGGTGTCCCGGGCGTCCAGGTCGCCATCCTGCTGGTAGCGACGGATCAGGCGCTGCTCCTCGTCGCGGGGGAGGGGATCGATCGTGTGCGGGTAGAGCATTTTGAAGGGGCGTTCGTCGGTTCTGCGGACGGCTGTGATCATCTTGGGGGGATCCTTTCTGGCTCAGGCCGCGGCTTCTGCGGCTGCAACAGGATTTTCTGCCTGCCTATAACGCATTTCCTTGACGGGTATTTTCTCAAGGTCTCCGTCTGCATCGCCCAGTATTCTCTCGGCCACGGTCAGCGCTTCATCGACGGTTCCCAGGCCGCGATCGCCCTGGACGTTGAAGAGCGTTTGCTGCAGGAGGCGATTTTCGCCCGGGGTTTTGAAGGTGAATCCAAACCGCCGGCCGATGGCCTCCCTGATCTCTTTGCCACGCTTCAGTTCTGCCTTCCAACTGGGGGAGTTCATGGCTCGGACGTAGGTGGTGTCTGATTCTTCCCGGCGTTTGCGGCCTTCCTCGTCTTCCCGTTTCCGGATCCGTTCGATGTGGAAGGCCTGCAGGTGGCGCTCAATATCGGCCGGCCGGGGAGGGAATGTCCCACGCTCTGGATCGTGGATGTGCCGGCGGATGGCTTCGATATATTCTTCGTCTGTCACCTGTTCGCGGAATTCATCCCAGAGAGCGAAGGTCTGCTCTGAGGTCATCGACTGGTAGTGAGTGCGCAGGCGATGGGAAACTTTGTCTGCTGTTTGTTTGGTTACCATGTTTTTTTCTCCAGCCAGGTATCGATGTCGATCTCTTCTTCTTGTGGCCTGGTGTGATTGGTGCCATTCCGCCGGTTCCGGGCGAACCAGAGGCAGGCTTCCCAGTTCGGGACTTCCATGCTGGGATGCTCATCGAAGAGTTGGTGCGGCTTCAGGGGCCGGCCGAACTCCATCCAGTTCGAGAGGATCAGCTGGATGTCTTCTGATCCAAGGCGCGGCTCGATGGTGGGATCCCTGTGGAGCACCTGAATGGCGCGGCGGACCTCCATGTCGAGGAAGCGGGTGCGATGGTGCTTTTGCTTTTCGGCCAGGTAGTGGTGGAAGCAGGCCTCCTCGTCGAAGTCCGGAGCGGGTGGGCGGAGGTCGGTGTCTGAAAGAGAGATCGGATTTCCTTCGTGCGCGTGCGCGACTCTCTCTCTCTGTACTTCTTGTACTTCTTGTACATTCTTGTTATGGAGGCATTCTGTGTTACCAGCCTTTGAGTATTCTGTGTTACCAGCTTGTTGTTCGGTAGATTGATAAGTTGACCAATTGCATATAGTTAAGATCTGATATTGTGTGTTACCAGCACCCTGCGCACTCTGTGTTACCATTCCTTTTCGCACAAGCCATTCCATAATGGCCTTCATGGTGCGAGCATGGGGAACCCGTAGGGCATTATTCTCCGTCCATGCTACCTCTTGAGCGATTCCACGGAGAGACCGACGCACGGTGCCGGTATTTTTATCTGCGTTCATCAGTAGCCACGACCACACCTTGAAATACAGAGGTGGACGCTCCCATATTTCTGACTCCACCGTCTTCCTGTATTGCTTGATCCAGCCTCGGTGCATCCCTTACACTCCCGCCATCTCGAACAGGTTGGCCTGTTTCGCCGGCCGACGCATCCAGGCCTGTTGGATGTGCTCATTCTGCAGTTCCTCGAGCACTCGGTCCCGATCCAGGGTCGGCTTGATGTGGTGCCAGAGACAGCGGCGGGCGATCTGAAAATCCAAGTCGTCGTCGCAAATGAAATACCCGAATTTCGGATCGGAGCCGATCTGGCAGCGGTAGTCTGTCACCAGTTCGGCCACCGCCTTCCGCAGCTGGCGTTCGGGCAGATCGCAGAGGGTGGCCAGATCGGCAAACCGGATCCCGTTCTTGCGCCCTACGTGGCACTGTAGGCGATTCCAGACGGACTGGTGTAGTTCGGGCAAGCTGTCGCTCATGCGGCTTTCCTCGTCTCCTCTGGTGCGATCCTGGCCATCCGGGCGTAGAAGTGGTTCAGCCAGGCCTGGTGGCGGCGATCGTCCTGCTGCTGGCGCTGGCGCACCTGGCGGGTCTGTTGCTGCATGAAGCGCCCGATGTCGGCTTTCTCGAATTCCATCATGAGTAGGTTTCCTGTAAGCCCGGGATGGCTGGAGCCATCCCGGGCGGTGCGAGATCGTTGCCGAATCATGGGTCCATACCAGGCCCATTACCTGGCGGTACCAATCTTTCCAGGGCTACGGATTTAGAGGATCGATCTCGCAATGGCGGGGCTCTCTCTTGTCGAGTCCAGGTTTCGCATTCCTCGACAATAACCCCCCAGGGTGTCCAGATGATGATGAGCATTCATTCCTCGTTGATTTCCCGGCCCGGGGCCAAAAGGGAGGAGCCCCAGGCCGGCCGTTCTCGCGCTGAGCGGCGCGAATGTCAGAAGGGCAGATCGTCCTCGGTGGGAGGAGCATTATCCGGCGGGGGTAGCTGCTCGCCAGCCCAGGGGGCATCGTCGCCACCACTCGCCGGAACGGTGGCGGGTTCTTTCGGTTGCTGGACAGCTTCCCGCGCTTGCTTGGCTGCCTGGCCCTGTTCGGCCGGCGTCCAGGTCACCAGGTTGGCGTAGGTCTGGCCGTTGTCGCCAAAATTGTGGGTGACCATGTAGCGCACCTTACGGCCCACCATCTCTTCAGCGTCGAAGGACTTCCGCTCTTCGTCCGAGAGAGGGCGGCGCAGGAGCTTTTGCCGCAATTCGACCAGCTTGGCCTTCGAGCCGGAACTGAGCGTCACCCAGACCCACAGAGCGAAGGGCTCGTCGTCGTCCTTGAGGGCGGTCTGGCTCTCGATGATGATGGTCAGCTTGTGCTTATCACCATAGCGCGTTTCCTTGATGCCCTGGTCGATCACCTCGGTGATGGTGCCGAAGTGTTCACCTTCGGGATGGGGCTGGAAATCGTTCTCGGGGATGTCGTATTTGGCCATTTTCTTTTTCTCCTGTTTGAGGTTGAGAGGTTGGCCGTTGTACTCGCCGCTCCATTCGTCCAGGGGGCGGTTGAGCGCCTGTTCGTAGAGCGGGTCGAAGTGACTCATTGGGACAGCAAGGCCGGAACGATCCGGCCGAACAGGTAGGCAGCGCCCACCAGGGCCAGAGCCAGCGAGATGCGCTCGTAGCGTTTCATCGGGCCATCTCCCTTCGCTGCGCCTGGCGCATCCGACGCAGGTTCCACAGGACACGCTGGCGCTCCCGAGGCGACAACGGCCCCAGGAGCACCTCGCGGAATTCCGGCTGATACATGATTTCGAGGGCGACTTCGCGGGCCGTGCGGCGGTAGGAAGGCATGGTCATGCCTCCGTCCGATCCAGCTGCTGGTGGATCTCGGTCAGGCCGGCAAAGCCCTGCTCGCGCCACAGGCTGGCAGCGGCTGCGGCGTTGTACCTATTGGCGCGGATCTGTCTGTCGGAGAGGGTGATGCGCGAGCTCTGCGAGCGGGATACGGCGCGGCGGGATGCCATCCGGCGACGGCAATCGGCCAGGGCGGCGCGGGACTTGGCTCTTGGAGCCCATTTTGCTATATTGTCAGTAGACATAGAAAAAACCTTTCGCTGTGCCCCGTCGCCGGGATGCACGGAGAGGGGGCTTTTCTGTGGAGCGTTCTGCTACTGGCCGCGAAACCTGACAGCAGAGCGCGGGAATTAAGCCGCTATCGTTTACGCGATAGCGGCTTTTTACTTAGGCGAGTATGGACCTCTCGTCAGGGAAGAGTTCGGTCACGCGCTTCCCAACTTTCCGGGCGATGAAAGTTCTCAGCCGAAATGAGCGACTCTTGCCAGAAATGGCTTGATTCAAAGCGGATGGAGTGCAGCCATACTCCCTGGCAAGTTCAACCTGGGTAGAGCCGGTCATCCGGACCAGTTTTTTGATTTGCTCAGAGTCCATGATTGGCCTTATCTTGCGATTGAGAGATGAATAATAAACTTTAACTAAATTTAAGTTTCTATTGTGTCAAAGTCAAACGAAAACTTAAAAGAAATTAAAGAAATTTCCGGACTCGCAGAACGAATGAGTGAAATCATTGGCGAGGGGCGAGGAAGGAAAAAGCTGTTTGCTGATGAGCTTGAGCTATCTCAAGCATCTATTTCTCAATATCTTAGCGGGAAGATCACTCCTCCAGTAAAAACAGTGATACGATTTGCTGAGATCGACAATATTTCTCTGGATTGGCTTCTAACTGGCCGTGGCTTCAAATATCGACTTTTACAGGAGAAACGGGGGATACGGCACGCAGAGGACGGAACTGTTTCTGTGCCTCTTCTTGACGACGAGGGGAATGCCCTATCCCGGGTAAGCCTGGAACCAAACGAAGGGGCCCCGACTCGGATTCCCATCCTCGGCAAAGTTCCAGCTGGCAAACCCGGAGACGGCGGCCGTCGTTGGAGCCAGTACGATGCCCCTGATTTCATCGAGCGCCACCTCTCCTCAGACGATCCGGATCTGATCGCTTTAGCTGTCTCTGGCGAGTTGATGTTCCCGACGCTGTACCCAGATGACCATGTGATCGTCAGCCCAAACGCAGCCTGGGACGCGGGGGATATGGTGGTGGTGGAGATCGACGATTACAACGAGGATTACTTGGTGAAGCGCCTGGGCCCGACGGTAGGAGATCGGGTGATGCTGTTCAGCGATAACTGGATCTGCTACGAACCGATGGAGGTGGAGGTAGACCGCACCAACGTCCGGGGGAGAGTCCTGGGTATCTACCGGACGCCCAGTCGTCGGCAGGATCCACAGATGTACGGTGATGCGGGCATTGTCGAGTACCACCGAGATCCGGCCGTGCAGAAGATCATCGAGCTACTGCCCACCCTCGACGAGGGGCATCGGCAGGCCATCATCGAGATGATCCGGTCGCTGAATAAGGCCGTGGGGAAAGAACTGTAAATCCTTCCTACATCATCGGCTGAGTTGGGATTTTACGTGACCCCACGTAGCCGATCGTACCAGCGTGGGGGAGGTATCCACTCGGCTCCAAGTGGCTCCGCCCTGGGTCTGAAACCCTACGTCCGTCGCTTTTATCTCGATCGTGCTCCTTCCACTGGCGCCGGCCTCATTGGCGATGATATCCCCCAATTGTCCACCGAACCCGGACAACCGGGCATAGTAACTGACATCATCCGTCGTCTGGTAGAGGCCCGGCATTATATCGACTCCAACGATCCAGAAGCCATCCCCGAAAAGAGTTCTCAACTCTGGCCGGTACGAGTCATCGACGATACTCCAGTACCCCTCGCCCGAAGAATGAAAAGCGACATCCCCAGATTTTATCTCCACCACTATCGGACCATCGGAGAAGGCCTCATTTGCCAAAATATCCCCAAGTTCGCCCCCGACTCCGGATAGCCGTTCGTGGTAGCTGATTCCAACCTCTGAGCGATACAACCCTGGCTTGATGTCTTTTCCAACGAGCCACCAACCTGGCCCGAATGATGTCTGTTGTTCTGGTTGATAGGAGTCGTCGAGAAGATACCATTCTCCATCCCCATTTGACTCGAAGGCCACATCACCCTCTTTGATTTCTACCAGGACGGGTCCATCGTCCGGAGTTTCATTGGCGATGATGTCACCAAATTCTCCACTGACTCCAGACAGCCGGGCGAAGTAGCGGACTTCACCCTCGGTTCGGTAGACCCCAGGCTGGATGTCTGTACCGACGAGATGAGTCCCCTCGCCGAAGCGGGTGGCAGGTTGCGCTGAGATCGTGGCTGCAGTTGCGATCAGGATGGCTGCCGCGATAGCGAATCGGTTTCTTTTCATGGGGCCCCTCCTGTTGGCTTACGTATTTTCTTCGGCCTTGGAAACAATATACGAAATTTGGAGAGCGATTACTGTATCGGATTTTTTACGCTAACGTGAGGTTTTGTCTGAAAAAGGCCGACTATGGGTTGACTTTTTGCCTCAGCCCCAATAAAATACCGACAACGGACGTAACGCGAGCGCGATAATCGGGAGGCGCTCATCATGTAACCAACAGCGTTTTTGATCGACGACAAGGGAGGCGCTCACATGTAACCAAGCGCTTTTGATCGACGATATCGAAATATCCTGCCGGTCCTGTCCGGCGGCGCAAATTGAAACGGGAGCCCTAACTCACGTAAGGGCTCCCGTTTCGTGTTCTTGGGATCGCAAGGAGTTAGGGCTCCGAACGATTCCACTGGAGGGGGAGGGCGGCTGGAAAGCCTTCGGCGAGCCCTCCCCCTCATACTTCAACACTTCACGGGAGCCGGAATGTCACTTTTCGGCCGGATTTTCGGCAGGAAAAAGCCGCGCACCCCGGCCCTGGAGCCGATCGAGCCCCAGGCCGAAGCGCCGACTGTGCCTAACGTGTCGAAAAACCACCCCATCTCACCCGTACATCCCAACTTCAGTTTTGTTAGCAGCGACCGGCTGTCCTGCCCCTGCTGCGGAGAGATCATCCTCGACTATCGCTTCTGGCAGCACATGGACGCCGAGCAGCAACTGCGCACCTGGTGGGACGCCCCCCTGGCGATAACCAGCGGCCATCGCTGCGCCGGCCACAACAAAGCTGTCGGCGGGGCCGAGAAATCCCAGCACCTCCACTTCGCCACCGACAACACCCCCTCGCTGAATTCCCCCCGTATCGCCGCCATCACTGGATCCGGCGACCGCCGCATGGCCATCGCCCTGGGACTACTCGCCCGGGAAGCCGAACGGCTGGGCTTCACCGGCATAGGCCACTACGACAGCTGGCTGCACCTCGATCGCCGACCGGGGGATCTGGTCGAGTGGGACGAAAGAACGCGTTCGGTATGACCGCCGAAGACTGCAAGCGCCTGGAAGAGCGGATCGACAAGGCCATCTCCGGCCAACGCTGGATGGTGGGCATTCTCATCACGGTCTTCCTGGCAGTCTTCGGATTGGGAATGACCTGGGTCAGTGATTCCATAGCGACGGTCTCGGAGGATTTTGGTCAGCATGAAAAGAAGGCATACCACGACGGCATGCCGGTCTACGTCGGCGAAGTGAAGGACAACATGGTCCAGGCCGACACGGAGATCCGCGAGCGCCACCATGACGACTACAACCGGCAGATGGAGTCCATCAGCGAGATGAAGGCGTTGCTCAGGGTGCTGGAGGAGCGCAGTCGGAAGTGGGAACAGGAATAGGAGACCAATATGAAGAAGTTTCTGTCGAGAAAGCTGATCGCCGCCGTCGCCGGCACTGCCACGATCGTCATGGTCCAGGCTGGTCTCGATGAGCAGGTGGCGGCCAAGGTGTCCGAGCTGATCGCCGTGGTGGTCAGCGTCTACATCGTTGGCCAATCGGCGGTTGATCTTGCGGAGACGAGGTGAAGATTTGATGCTCGGGCTATTGAAGGTTGTCCTGGCGTTGAGCGCCAAGCTGCCCCAGTTCGGCGGCGCGATGGCGAAGGTGATGCTCCGATTGACGTTAAAGAGTTGAGGAGAGGTAGCAATGGAAGGGACCACCCCGACAACGCAGCCTGAGCCCACCCAGGTCGAGAAGGAGCTGGCCGTCAGAAATGCGGAAGTCCGGAAGATCCTGGGCATGAGGGCCGACCAGTTCGTCACCGAGCGGCACGTTGCCAGAGCTCGCAACAGGATTCGCCGGCGGGAGATCAAGGCCAAGCAGAGCATGGACGTCAAGACGATGGTGGCGCATTTCGGAGAGCGGGCAGAGGAAGGGCAGAAGAAGGGAACCACGTTCCGGAAAGAAGTGGCGTGAGCGAGACGACCGAACCCCGCCCCGTCGGACGCCCGACCCGCTACAAGAGGGGGCTGGCCAACGAGATCTGCGACCGGATCGCCCTGGGGGAGACCCTGCGGAAGATCTGCGAAGAAGAGGAGATGCCGGATCGCCGGACGGTCTTCCGTTGGCTCGAAAAACATGATGAGTTTCGTCACCAATACACGCGCAGTAGAGAGCTGCAGCAGGAGCACTTCGCCGACGAGATCCTCGATATCGCCGACGATGGCCAGAACGACTGGATGGATACTAACATCGGCCCAATGGTCGACAAAGAGGCGGTCCTCCGGTCCAAGCTACGCGTAGATACCCGGAAATGGTTGATGGGCAAGGTGGCACCGAAGAAGTATGGCGACCGGACGGCCGTCGAGCACTCAGGCCCAGGTGGTGGACCGATCGAATACCTGGACCAGCAGCGCCAAGCCGATGCCGAACTGGACGAGTGGGAGAAGGAAAACGAGCCTGCCGATGAGGAATGAAGCGCAAGAAGGAGCTCTCCAAGGAGGCGCGATTCCTGCGGATGTACCGACAAAAGCCATCGATCTGGCTGCAGCAGAAGATACGGATCGAGCCGGCACGGTACCGCTCGCAGGAGGAGCTGCAGGCGTGGCTCGATCGACAGCCCGCCGACTCGCACAGCTGGGCGCGGGAACAACTGGGACAGGGACGGCTAAAGCTCGACAGCACCCGGTCCTACCAGACGCAAGCCCTGGACATGATGGCCGTACCGGGCTGGTATGCCTTTCAGTGGTGCAACGGGGCCGCCAAGACAGCCACCGCGGCACTGTTCGTCCATTGGTTCCTCGACTGCTTTCCCGGGGGGAAGGTGCTGACCACGGCCGGGACCTGGTCACAGCTCAAGGAGCAACTGTGGCGCGAGATAGCCAGCTGGGCGACCCGGACAAAGATGCCGATTGCAGCCAACTCAGCACCGCAGGGCATCGGCAAGACGCAGATCGACATCGCCCCCGACTGGGCAGCGTTCGGTCGAGCAGCCGACCAGGGGGCCACCTTCGAGGGGGTGCACGCCCAGCATGTCCTGGTCCTGATGGACGAGGCCAAAGCGATCAAGCCGGAGATCTTCGAGTCGGTTCGGCGTATCCTGCGCGGCAATCCCGGCGCTCATTTTTGGTGGGTCTGTCTGTCCAGCCCTGGTTCGCCCTCGGGGCCGTTCTTCGACATCACCAATGGCGAGCAGGCGCACCGCTGGACCACTTTGCGCATGTCGGCCTACGAGGCTTCCCGAGTCGATCTGAGCGTAGTAAAGCAGGATGCGGAAGACCTGGGCGAGAGTTCGCCGTTGTTCATCTCGATGGATCTGGGCGAATTCCCAGAAGAGGGCGACGACGTCATCATCCCACTTTCTCTGGCGCAGTCGGCTGTAGGGAGGATAGTCAACACCTCTGGTCGTCCAGTCTTAGCGGTCGATGTGGCGCGACTGGGAGGAGACGAGACGGTCTTTGGGCGGTTCCGCAATCGGGCGTTCGATATGCCGTTGATCTACCAGGGGAAGCGGACGACCGAGACGGCCGGCCATCTGGTGCGGATGCGGCACGAATACGGGACGATGGCTATCGACGATGGGGGCGTGGGTGGGGGCGTGGTAGATATGGCACTGGAGGAGAATCTCAACGTGTTGGCTATCAACGCCGGCAGCAAGTCCCCGGATCCGCACTACTTCGATCTGGGGACGAACATGGCGTTTGCCGTTCGGCGCGAGTTGGAGCTGGGGCAGGAGAGCCAGGATGATCCGGACGTCGGGATCAGCCTGCCGGAGGATAAGCGGCTCCTCCACCAGCTGGCAGCGCGCAAATACGAGGTGCGACGGAACGGCCAATTGAAAGCAGAGAGCAAGGCAGATATGCGCAAGCGCGGCGAGAAATCCCCCGATCGATCAGACACCCTCAATATGGGTTGGTGGGTGCGTGCGGGTGAAGTCGTTGGGAGCTCGCTGTCTGCCAATTCGGAAGATCAGCGCACCACCTTCGGCGGTTTACGGGAGCAGGCATTGTGAATCTGAGAGAATTTGTCAGAAGCTGGCTTTTTGCCGATGCGCCGGGACAACCTGCGGGCTTGGAAAGCTACCAGGGCGCCTCCGGCGTGCGTTTCTCCGGTGGTGTCATCGATGCCGGCGAGTTCAACACCGACCTGAAGGGCACCAAGGGGGCCAAGGTGTACGATCAGATGCGCCGGGAGGCGATGGTCAAGGCCCCCATCCAGCTGATAAATCTGCCCATCCTGGGAGCCAAGTGGGACATCGAGGCCGAGGACGATGCGGTGCGCGACTTCCTTGTCGAGGCTTTGTTCGAGCGCATCGACTGGGAGCAGTACCTCCGCCACTGCCTGCTGACCTACACTTTCGGCTTTGAGGTGCTGGAGAAGATATGGGTGAAAGAGGGAGGCAAGCTCTGGTATGAGGCGCTGGAGCATCGATCGCAACGGTCGATCGCCAAGTGGCACGCAGACCCGGAGACGGGCGCCCTGGCCGGCATCGAGCAGCAGGCCTGGAAGGGGAGCGAGTGGGGCACGTTCAAGATCCCCGACGAACAGAGCCCTATGGATGCCCGGTTTAAGCTGGTGCACCTGGCCCTCGATCAGGAGGGCAACAACTTCGAGGGCATTTCCGGTTTGCGCGGCGCCTATCCCTACTGGAAGGGCAAGACCGAGCTGTTCAAGTTCGGGCTGATGGATGCCGAGCGTTTCTCTGTGGGTATCCCCGAGGCGGAGCCACCCCTGGATGAGAGCAGTGGGGCTCCTCGAGGACGGTTCAGCCCCGAAGACAAGAACGAAGCCATCAGCATGCTGCAGCGCATCCGTGCGGGCGCTCAGGCCTACATCTGGAACCCCGGCGGGTGGAAGTTCAAGGTGTTTGGCAAGGAGAAGGAGAAGCAGTTCGATCCTATCCCGCTGCTGCAGTACTGCGACGAGATGATCGCCCTAAACAGCCTTGCCGAGTTCCTCAACCTGGGGCGCACCGCCACCGGGGCCCGGGCCGTGGCCGATCCGCAGACGGCGCTCTTCATGTTGGCATTGGAGTCGATGGCCGAGTTGATCCGTATCCGGACAGAGCAGTGGGTCATCCGGCCGCTGATCGAGCTCAACTATCCGAATCCGCAGAATATCAAGGCCGGCCTGCGGTGGTCTGACCTGGAGACCAAGCACCCGGAGAAGGTGGCCGAGTATATCACCAAGATGACGGCCGCCGGCCTGCTGACGCCCGATGAGGATCTCGAAGATCATGTCCGCGAGGTGGGCGACCTGCCACCCAGGGAGGGCGAGGTATCCAAAGCGGCAGGGGAGCGCCCCCACCGGAACCGCATCTCCCTGGCGGTCTCTTCCTACTGGCGCGATCTGACGCCGGCAGAGAAGACGGTCTCCCTGCGCGAGATCGACGGCAAGCAGGACGATGCCGAGGAGCGTATAGGCGACCAGGTCGATCAGCTCAAGAAAGTCTGGATCGACGACTTGGTTGGCCAGATCGACACCGCCCTGGCCGATGGGGATGTCCGGGATGTAGCCGATATCTCGATCGACAAGAAGCTCCGGTATACGGAAGTCTCCGAGACCATCAGCCAACTGCGTGACCTGTTCCGGTTTGGGCGGCGCACCGTCCGGGAGGAGAAGGCGCGGCAGGCCAAGCAGGCGACCGATGGCGCAGGGAGGGCCCTGCGCGACGACGACATCACCGACAAAGAGATCACCGACGGCCTCTGGGTGCGCGTCCGCAGATACTTCGACAATCTGGCCGCCCGCCTCACCTCGGTGGCTGTCGAGAGGGGTCTCAACCTCTCCCGGACGAAGGGGACCGACTACGACGAGGCCGACCTGGAGGAGATCAGTGCCAGCCTGGATGATATGTTCGGCCCGACCGCCCGGATAGAGGCGCGGGTGCTGATCGCCGAAGCGTTCACCCTGGGCCGCAACAGAGAGGCAGAGATACAGGCCGACGATATCGCCCGGGTTGAGTACTCGGCCATCCTGGACACCAACGTCTGCTCTGTGTGCGAGTCTGACGATGGCCGGACGTTTGTGATGGGCAGCGCTGACTATTATGCCCACATGCCGCCGAACGCTTCCTGTCTGTCGACCGCGTCCGGATCTAACAGATGCCGTTGTCTGTACGTCTACATCTTCACCACTGAACAAGAGGCGGTACGCTGATGGCCAAGAAGAAGAAACAGCAGCAGAAGCTCGAGCTGACGCCCACGCGGTTCAAGGAGCGGCTGGCCAACCTGGACGAGCAACGCGGTCGCCTGGTGGCCCGGGCTCGTGAGGAGATCGGCACCTACTACACCGCCCTGGTGGGCGGACAGGCCCAGCTGGTCGAGTCCCAGCAGGATATCCCGTACGTCGAGATGTGGGCGGAGGTGCACTGGACGGAGAAGGCGGCGGAGATGATCCGCAACGACGAGTTCCGCTACATCTCGCCCGAGTTCGATCTGGACTACACCGACGTGGGGACGGGCGATCGTATCGGCGCTGCGCTGTTGGCCGTTGGTCTGGTCAACCGGCCGTTTCTCAAAGGGATGGCCAAGGTCGAGGATCCCGATGAGGACAATGTCTCGCACGTCCAGGTCTTTGCCACCGGCGAGTATTTCCACCCGTGGTATGGACGTTTCTCTATCCTGCCCAGCCACCTGCAGGAGATGATCGACAATATCGACGCGGTCTTCAGCTCTGTGCGCGAGGAGAGCGACCATCCACCGACCGAGATGATGGTCGATTTCAATCACAATAGCCTCTTTGGCAGTCCCGACGAGAGTCTGGCCGCTGGCTGGGTCCGTGGAAAGGGCATCTACACCCAGGAAACATCTGAGAGCAAAGCAGCATCTGAACCGCCAAATCACCCCTCCACCACTCCCTCACAAGGAGTTATCACCATGAAGGAAGAAAGAATCCGCGAGATCCTCCAGCTGGGGGAAGACGTGGAAACTATCACCGATGAGCACCGCGACCAGGCACTCGACGCGCTGGACGCCCAGCTGGCCGAGAAGCCGGCAGACGAGTCCCAGCAGGCCAGCGAGCCGGCCTCGGGCACCGTGCAGTTGTCCGAGGAGCAGCACACCCAGCTGCAGACGCAGGCCACGGCCGGCGAAGAGGCGCTGAAGAAGCTCCAGGAGCGGGATGCTCGGGACGCCGCGGCCAGTGCGCTCAGCGAGGGCAAGCTCACCCCGTCGCAGAAGGACTGGGCGGAAAAGTTCGCGCTGAAGGATCCGGAAGGGTTCGCCGAGTTCGTCGCTTCGGCCCCGGTCGTCGTCGACACCACCCGCCACGGGTCCAACCAGGAGGACACCCGGGCGGAGTCGGAGAAGATCCAGACGTTTCTCGACGAGAAGGTCGCCGGTGGGATGGATCTGGCCGATGCTCAGGGAGCAGCGCAGAAGCAGTTCGGCGAGGAGGCGTTCACCGCCTACCGCAACCGCAACAAGAAATAGATCCGATCAGCTCTGGTTGATCGGCTGTCCACACCCCGGACAACGAGATGAACCGCAACCTTTTGAATGGAGAGTATCATGCCTGATGGAGCTGTCACCATCGATCTCGGGCAGAACAAATCTGCCGTCGATCTGTCCGGGAAGCAGTATTACGCCGTCCGTCTGGACGAGACCAGCGGACAGGCGAGGCTGGCCGTCACCGCATCGGTCAACGCAGGGATCCTGCAGAACAAGCCGGTCACCGGCCGACCGGCCGCCATCCGCGTTTTTGGCGAGTCGTTCGGCGTGTGCTCGGGGGCGGTCACTGCAATGGATCGCCTGGCGCCCGACGATAGCGGGCACCTGGTCGTCTCGACCACCGACACCGACGAGGTCATCGCTTTCGCGATCGAGGCCGGTGGCACGGCTGGCGCCTCCTCGATCCTGAACGTGGTCGCCATCGGCCCGCAGACGATCGCCGGCTGATAGGGCACGCCCCTTTCGTGATCACCCCGCAACGATTCCCATACTGGGGTGTTGCCCCAGCCTACTGAAAAGGAATTTCAACCATGAGCAATCCTACCGCCTCCGACGTCCACATCGACGCCGCGCTGTCGGATCTGGCCATTGCCTGGGGCTCTCAGCAGTACGTCTGGGATCAACTCGCCCCGGTCGTGGATGTCCCCAAGCAGTCCGACAAGTACCACATCTTCACCCTCGACGACTTCCGCCGAGATGAGATTCCCGGCCCCCGAGCAGAGAAGACGCTGGCCGAGCGTGGGGAGTATGGCCTCTCCAACGACAGCTTCTACTGCGACGACTGGGCCTGGGGCAAATCCACGTCCAAGGAGGCCAAGAAAAACGCCGATGCTGCGCTCAACCTCGAGCAGGCGGACCTCCGTTACTGCCTCGGGGTGGTCAACCGCAGGATCGAGCTGCAGTGGGTGTCCGAGGTGTTCACTACCTCCGTATGGGACACCGACATCACCGGCGCCTCGTCCGTCTCGACCAACCAGGTGATCTACTGGTCCACCGAGGCCACCTCGGAGCCGATCCAGGATGTGCGGGCGCAGGCCGACGCCATCCAGAAGGCCACCGGCGAACGGCCCAACCGGCTGGCGATGGGGCGCGAGGTGCTGACCGTCCTGCTCGACCATCCGGACATCGTCGATCGCCTGCCGGTCAACGCTATCCGCGAGGTGATGCTCAAGCACCTGGCAGCCTTGTTCGAGGTCGATGAGATCATCGTCGGCGTGGCCAGCTACAACTCGGCCAAGAAGGGCGCCACGGTCTCCAATAGCTTCATCTGGGGCAAGAACGCGTTGCTCTACTACGTGCCGTCCAGTCCTTCCAAGGACGTCCCGTCGGCGCTCTACTCGTTCCGCTGGGGACCCCGCTCGGTGCTCAACTACGAGGATACCCCTGCGGGTAAGATGGCCGACGTCATCGAGGTGCACGACTACGTCGATGTGAAGGTCACCGCGTCGGAACTCGGGGTTTTCTTTTCTGGAATCGTCGAGTAAACCGACCTAACCGGGTCAGAGAGGTATAGGTCATGGGTATCAAGAGATTCAGACGGAAGCTGGTGGCGCCGGATGTCCAGACCGGCGCAGGCACCATCGGCACGACCGAACTGGCCGACGATGCGGTCACGACCGCCAAGCTCTTGGCCGCCAACGTCACCACGGCGAAGATTGCCGACGATGCGGTCACTAATGCCAAGTTGGGGCCGGTCCTGCCCAAGGCGCTGAAGTTCCAGTACGACTTCGGCGATCTGGGTGGGGCGCAGGGGGCGATCACGCTGACCGACGAGGACGATGCAGCGCAGACGATCCCCGACAATGCCCTGATCCTTCGGGCATATATCGAGGGGATCACGTCATCGACCTCCGGCGGATCCGCCACGGTTAAGCTGGGCATCACCGGCGATGATGACGCTTTCATCGCGGCCACCGCTTTCGACAACGGCGAATTCGATGCGGGTGTGCTCACCGAGCTGGTGGCCGGTATTCCGATCAAGACGTCGGCCGCGGTATCGGTGCTGGCCACGATCGCCACCGCCGACCTGACGGCCGGCAAGTACAACATCTGGGTCGAGTACATGGAGGGAGATTGATCTAAGATGGTAAACACCCCGAACTCTCTCGATCATCGTCTGGAGCAGCTGGGGGGAAGCCTTCGGGTCTCCCCCCAGCCCTCCAGCCCATCTCAACCCCAACCCTCCCAGAGAGATGATATGAGCGGTATCCATATCGTTGTGCCGCTCTCCTGGGAGATGACCTACAAGCGGCACAACGCCAGCATGTTCGGTCTCCGCAAGGGAAATGCTACCACGACGTGGATCCAGGCCGATACCATTGCTGGGATGCGCAATGAGGGGATCAGGCGGACCCGCGGGGAGGGAGCCAAGAAAGTGCTTTTCATCGATGCCGACATGACCTTCGATATCGACGCCCTTGAGCGGCTTTTGAGCCACGATGTCCCGATCGTCGGGGGTCTATGCCGGCAACGGCGGGAGCCTTTCTCTGCCACCCTCTGGCGACGGGAGGGCAAGGGGCACTTTATGGTGCCTCCAGAGGGCCACGGCCTGCAGGAGTATGATGCGACCGGCGGCGCTTTCCTCCTGGTAGATATGTCGGTCTTTGACGGTATCGACAAGCAGGTCAACGTCGAGGGTCGATACTTCGTCGATCAGCGTGATAATGTGGCGTTGCCCAAGGAGGAGCGCTGCTCGGAGGATATCTACTTCTGCAACCTGGTCCGCCATTGCGGCTTTCCTCTCTACGTCGATCTATCCTGTAAGATTGGACACCTGGTCATCGGTGAGGTTATCGACGGCGACGATCACGAACCCCAGTTCAGATTAGAAAAAGGAGCACAATAATATGCCCCGCGTAATGATTACCAAGACCCTCGGTCGGAACATCGTCGAGGGGACCGTCCGGAACCTATCGGGGGCCTCCATCCGGAAGTTGTCGAAGGAGCACGGCGACGACTGGTTCATCCAGCCCAAGGGCAGTCCCCGCAAGCGCTACATGCTGGAGACTGCCGGCGCAACCAGGAAGACAGGGAAGGACAAATGAGCAAGCCAACCCTTACCGAGACCCTGGCGGCTGCCGCGGCGGTTGACACCGATCTGGACGTCCACGGCGGCCCGGTCGATCTGCTGGCACTGACCAACCTGTCTTTCTTCGTCAAGAATTCCGGTGCCACAGCGCTCAATGCCTGCTCGCTGGACTCATCGGCGGACGGCACCAACTGGGTGGTCGAGGATGCTGCGACCCTGGCCACCCTGGGCGCGGGAGTCACCAGCCAGATCAACGTGGCCAACAACGGGCGGAAGTTCTGGCGGCTCAGAGCCTCCGTGGCATCGAGCACGACGACGCTGCTGATCATGGTCACTGGCAACTGAGGAGATGACATGGACACCCCGGAAAAAGAGACAGAAGTGCCCCTGGTCGAAGCGCAGGAGGAGCAGGAAGGACAGCCGCCGCAGGTGGTCGTCACCCTGAAAGAGACAGCCCCGGGCAGTTACGGGACGCACGTCATTTGCCCCACGGATTTATTGCTGACCATGCGGATGTTAGCCAGGGCGCAAGAGGCGATCGCCTGCAAGATGGGCCAGGTGTTGAATGGGAAGGAGGAAGAGGTGGAGGAGCCGAGTCGGATCTACGTACCGCCACGTTTCGCGAGAGGAAACTAATGTACGCGACGATTACCGAGGTGCAGCACCTGCTCGGTCGGGTGTGCACCCCAAAGGAGAGGGAAGCGGTCGAGGGGGCTCTGGTTGATGTCGGCGAGACGATCAATCAGGCGATCAACGAGGCGGGCTTCCTGGCGCCCATCCCTCCGGAGGATGTTTTGCAGACCCGGGCGCTGCGCAACCTGCAGGCCACCGGCGCCGTCCTGGTGCTGGACGAGGCATGGAGGGAGTGCTTCGAGGATGGGATGGAGAAGCTGAAGGCTGGGAAGCTGCTCCCCAAATACCCGAACGTGGCGATGAAGCACGAGCCTGGCGATGGGGCCCCATCCGGAACAGTGACGGCGGCCGAGTTGACCGAGGAAGAGGAAGAGAAGCTGAAGGAGTCGCTGGCTGAGCTCCCGGAAGAGGTGCTGGATGCCCTGGCCGAGGTGAACGAGGAGACGGATAGCTGATGGCCGTCACCATCCCCACCGAGGGTTATTGCGACGAGGATGATGTCGTAGGGTTGACCGGTAAGGATTATTCTGCGACCACAGCGCCCACCCTGGTCCAGCTGAAAGAGTTCATCACGCAAAAAGCGGACATGATCAACGGGGTGCTCGATGCCGTGGGGTTTGTCACGCCGATCAGCGCTGCTGCTGCTCGCTCGCTCAACATCCTGAAGAACCTGAACATGAAGGGCGCGGCCGCCGATGCCGAGAACGCCGTCCCGGGGATCTTCGAGGAAAGCGATCGCGCCCGGGCGTGGCGGCTCGAGTATGAGGCCGCACTGGTGATGCTCTCACGCCGGCGAATGACCCTGCCCGATGTGTCCGATTCGAACGACACCCCGGTGGCCGTCGATGATCAGAACCCGGCGGGGTCGTTCGATGTGGACAGCAGTGGCAATGAGAATGATCCAGCTTTTGGCAATGATTGGCAGATGTAACCCATGCCGACCCGTCAAGACCTATTCAACTTCACCTTCGAGGTCCACGGACAAAAGCAGCTCGACCGTGCACTCGGGCTCTACTCGGCGAACATCAAGGATCTGCGCGGCGTATGGCCGGATATCCGTGATGACTTCCTCGAAGGGGGGCAGGCGCAGTTTGCCAGCCAGGGCAAGAGCGGATCAGGAGGATGGAAAGCACTGTCTCCTGCCTATGCCGCCTGGAAAAACGCACACTTCCCGGGCAAGCCGATCCTGCAGCGCCAGGGAGATCTGATAGGTAGTCTGACCAACAAGAGCAACAAGCGATTCATCTACCGGCCGTCGAAACTGGGGTTAGCGATCGGTACACGGGTGCCCTATGCCCGGTATCACCAGACGGGCACACCCGACATGCCGGCACGGCCGCCGATCCAGCTGACCAAGGCCCAGCAGACGCGCTGGATGAAGCTCATACAGGAGCACATTTTCAACACCGGACAGGGTTACCAGAGAGCGATTATCTGATGGCCGGCAATCAGAACCCCCGCTATGCCCGCGTGGCACTCGAGTCGATGATGACCAACGATCTGCCGGCGTTCCTGGCAGCGATCGACACCGAGATCGACGATGGGATCACCCTCGAGCCTATCGCCAGGTATTACGAGGCGCCCCTGGCCGACTATGACACCTTCCCGGCGGCGCTCATCCTCTCGGAGAGTACGCAATATCCCGACGAGGACCGGTCGGATGATATCCGCTTCCATGAGATACAACTGCAGGTCTTCATCTATTCGATAGAGAAGATCAACGGCCTGCTCCCCGGTGAGATCGCCAACGAGCGGCTCGAGCGCACCATGACGGCGATTGACCAGATGATTGAGGCCAATTCTACCCTCCTGGTGAGTGGCACGCACAATGCGGATATCTGCCTGCAGCAGAACGTAGCCTATTCAGATTTTACACCCCGTGAAGGGGGCGTGCTCCGTGCCGCCCTGATGAACCTTGAAGTTTATTTTTCTTCGTAAACAAGGAGCGTGAGCATGGGAACCATTCAGTACGGTGATAAGCTGCAAGGCTTCATCAAGATGGAAACGGGCGGCAGTTACGGGGTGCCCAACAACCCGACGACCGGCGACGGTTTCAAGGCGCGGATGATCAACCTGGAGGACTCCGATCGTCGACGGGAGGCCCCCGACGATGACGGCGGGACGTTCTCTGTCCTGGAGCGAGCCGAGGGGCGTCATATGGCCAAGTGGACGGCGACCGTCCTGTTGCGGCTGTCGGGCTCCCTGGGTGTCGCCCCCGACATTGGGGACTTCCTCAAGCTGGCGTTCGGCACGGAGACGGTCACCGGCTCCACCTCCGTCGTCTACACGCAGCTGGAGGACCGTAGTGCCCTCCATGCTGGTATCTGGGCCGATCTGGGGGATGTGGTCGAGTTTGTCCGTGGGGCCGTCTGCTCGCAGCTCAAGATCACCTGGGGCGGTGATGATTGGATCGTCCTGGAGTTTTCGGGCCCGGCCAAGGAATTCGGGGAGACGTCGGAAAACACGACCGATGGATGGGGCACTGCCCAGACGACGATCACGATGGACGACATGGACTATTACGCGACCTACTCGTTGGTGCAGCTGGGGACCAACACCAACGGCGGATCCGGTTTCTTTATGACCTCGCTGGACTTCAGTGCCGAGACGGCCGAGCTGGATACGTCGGAGAGCTGGCAGGATGAGATCACTGTCGCTCCCTACCTGCCCACGCCGGTCTTCACCGGGTCGCTGGTGCCCTTCGGGACGAAGGTGACCACGTCGATCGATGGCGGCTCAACCACGCAGCGGGCGCTGGGGGGTGAGATCGTCCTCGATACCGGCCTGGGGCTCCTCAACGAGGAGGAGGGGTCGGATTGCCCGACCGAAGTAATCAACACGGGCAAGTGGAAGGTATCGGGCAATATGAAGATCGTCTGCCGCAAGTCCGACGTGAACCTGTTCAGCCAGTCGCGGCGCCAGGTGCAGAAGGATGTGCGCTGGACGTTCGGGACGGCCTCTGGATACAAAATGCAGATCGACGCCGACCAGGTCGAGTTCGATCCGGTAGCCAAGGACATCCCCGATTCCGGGATGGTGACGGTCACCATGCCCTTCGAGGCGTTGGGATCGACTGGCGAAGACAACCTGTCGGCCACGCTTATCTGAAAGAAAAACCCTTTTTGGCTGGGCGGCGCAGTTCACGGGGTGTCTGCATTCCCGGGCGTGGCCCGGGGTCGCCCAGCTAATACACCCCGTAGCAGGAGATTCGCAGAATGGATTTTGGAACCGGTGGCGTAGAAAGCTGGAACGTCTTTGTCCCCGAGTATGGAGGCAATAGAGAACTGCCCCCTGATCAACGGCTCTCCCTGGAGATCCGTTTTTTGCGTTCGATCGATCAGATGGCTTTTGCCCAGCAGACGGAGGACGGCCTTTTCCGTTGGCGCAAAGAGCATCTCAAGGAATGGCTCGAAAAGGACGAGTACAAGGATCGCATTCTTGCCCTGGGCCCGGATTTTCTGGGGACGATGAAACTGCTGGCCGAGCATACCCGGGCCTGGCAGAACTTCTTTTTTGACGGCGTCGAGGTGACGGATCCGATCGAGCTGTTTATCCGTCTACCCCTACCCAAGCGGGAGAGCCTGCTCGTACAGCTGCTCACCCTGGCCGAGACGATCAACGACCAGGAATTCCGCGACGCCGATCATGCCTGGGCGTGGGCCGAAAAGCTCCAGGAGCAGACGCGGGAGATCATCAACCAGGAGGGCCAGGGTAAAGGGTTGATCGAGGAGGTGCGCGGTGCCATCGAGGCGACGGCCGGCCTAACCGGAGACGCGCTAAAAAACTTGATCTGCTCGTTCGCTGGGAGCTTCTCGGAGACCAGTACGATCCCCAAGGACGAGCCAACTGCCCTCGATGTACCGGAGGATGCGACCCCGCCGGCGTCTGCGGACATCTCTCCGGCGAAGGAAACGACCGTATAATCGAGCTGGGCGAAGATATCCATTTTGGATGTCCCGCCCTGGAGATCACCCCGCAGAGCCGTCAACTCTATCAGCTCTATCGATTGCTCTGGAGGGATAGCAACGCCACCCTGGCCGAACGCGCCCATCTTTCCATTTACTACCTAACCGCCTTTCAGCACCTCGAGCGTATCGAGCCGATCGTGAAGGAACAAGCCCAGAAAAGAGCGGGAAATGGCCAAGAGTAGACAAGATCTCGACATCCTGATCAATGCCAAGGATAACGCATCCAAAGTTATCGGGGGCTTGAAAAAGGAAACGTCTGG